TAAATGAACCTTTTGTTATATTTGAAGACAACCCTACATCAGATGTCAATAAAAAAGAATTGGTCGAGATTATACTACCGATTGTATAATTATTATCTATTGATCCAGTGCTAGATAATGTTATAACATCACCTGATTTCAAATTGTGATTTAAATTTGTAGTTATTTGTAATAAACCACCAGTTGAATTTGTTATAGAAGATACATTATACGAACTCTTTGTTGTTTCTGTTCTTAATTCAATATTCCCATTAATTGTAGAAAACAATTGATCATCAAATGTAGATATTGTACTTGATCCGATTGACGAAGAAAGATTTATATCATCATTTACAATAAATGTCAGAGATCCTTTTTGAATTGCACTATAAAAATTACCCTGTGATATATTATTATATATAGGTCCATAAAAGTTTAAAGATCCAGATCCATTTGGAAACATATTAATACTACCATCTGGGTTTGTAGCCTTTATAAAATTTTCACAAATTTCAATATTTCCTAAAAACGAACATCCTCTGACATCTAATGTTGCATTTAGTAATTGAAAAATTGATGTATCTGCGTCCCATGAAACACTTGATCCAAAATTATTACTTATAAAATTAACATTTTGATATGCTTTTAAATTTGTAAAATAGCCGACATTCGGACTTTCAACTCCAATAACTGTATTGATAATTTCGGAATCTTTTATTACGACATTTTGGAAAATACCATCTTCAAAAAGTCCTGCGACATTTATAGATTCTAATTGTAAATTTGCAACATTTAATGTTTCAAAACTACCAAAGTTTGACGTAATAGTTTGTCCTTTTAAGGGTTTTCTAGACCCTTTCATAGAATATTGATTACTCATACTCTAACTTTACTCTAATATTTAGAAAATAAAAAGAAAATACGTTCTAAACAAGTAATGTAATTTACAAATCAAAAATATACAACTCGAATCAAATACAACTCGAATCAAATACAACTCGAATCAAATCAAATACAAATCAAATACAAATCAAAAAATTGATTTAAATTTTTTTGTTAAAAAGATTAATAAAAACATGGGTTCTAGATTATGTATAAAAAGATTAAATAAAGAAATGATAATGTATGAAAAAGAAAATTTTAAATTTCCAAATTTGATTATTAGACCAAGTGAAGATAATATATTAAATTGGTATTTTATAATATATGATTTAAAAGAAACACCTTTTGAAAATGGTGTGTATTTTGGAAAAGTAAAATTACCACCTGAATACCCTTTAAAAGCGCCAGATTTTATATTTTATACACCATCTGGAAGATTTAAATGTGAAACAAGAATATGTACCACATTTTCTTCATTCCACCAAGAAACTTATACTAGTACGTGGAATATATTAACAATGATGCAAGGATTAATTTCTTTTATGACAGATACTGAATGCGATGGTGTAGGGTCTGTAAAAACTACAAATCAAGATAAAATAAACTTTGCAAATCAATCTTTAAATTGGAACAAGAATTTTAATTTATTTAATTCTATTTTTTCGGATGTCGATTCGTTAATCTGATTTTACCTTTGATTTTAATCCAAAGTTTGGATCAGCTAATTTCTTTCGTAACTCGGCTTGTAATGGCGCGTTCCATTTACATATATTTGATGAATACCCTTCGTTTAATTTTAATGGTTTGCAAGTGAAATTAAGAGTTTCATTTTGTTTAAATGTTTCGATTAATTGATTTTGTTTAAAAGTTTCATTTACATTTGATAAATTATTTATAATAGAATGAAAATTATTTGTTTCTGTTTGGGTACTTTGGGTACTTTGTGAGATTACTTGGGTCTGTGGAGTAAAAACACAAATTGGTATTTTAGTTAATGTATAAACAATTGATTTTTTTGTACTATTTGTATTCCAAATCCACCCAGGTTTAACAACATCGCATTCGTAAAAAATTTCACATAAATCATCTGAAATTGTATATTTGTATGATTTATCATCAGTCTTTTGCAACCATTCTATACATTTAAGAAATCCGAATTCTAAATCTACATCTGTGTTGTATATAGATTGTTTATTTGTGATATTATTTTTGATATGAATAAGTGTATTATTAGACATTATATTTATATGATTTACATATAAAATAATTTTTTGAATTGAATGTGTATAATTATATTGGTCGTTTAATTGAAATTTTAACATTAATATACCCAGAATTATTCCACCTAAGAAAAAAAATATCGTTTGCAAATAATTTCAACATACCATCTTCTTTTGCTGTAAAAGTACATATATTTCCAATTGGTTCAGTACTATTACCTACTTTAGCACATAATTTCATAAAATTCTCATTAGGAATATCTTTTAATATTTGAATAAACTTTAATTTATAAAAAATACGATCCCAACCTATCGCGTTACATTTTATTATAAAATCATTCCAAATCATATTAGAGTTTGCTTCTATTGTAACTATGTCATCCTTGAATATGTAAATATTACTATTGTTAATTTTTGATGCGTACACTTTTACTATTTCAGACATACAATGTGTATAACCAGACATTTATTATAATAGAATTTTAAATTTAATTTTAATTACAACTTTGATTTATAAAAAATTGAAACTAAAAATAAAAGTTTAAAAAAATAATTATGTCTGTCTTTTCAAAATACATTGTCCAATTTTCCAAAAATAGTAATGATGAACAAACTCATTTATCATTTAATAATGGTAAATACAATGTACCTGATAATAAATATGACGATTTTTATAAAAAATATTATGCTGAAATGGTAAATAACAATAACGAATTGTATTTGATTGAAAAAGTATACAATTCTAACTTTGCATATTTTTTGGACTTGGACCTTCCTAAAACTGGATCTAAAACTGAATTGTTGGATGAAGACGTCGTTGATATTATTCGCGTTGCTAAAACTGTTATTAATAATATGTTTGAAAAAGGTTGTGATAATTATATTGTATCAAAGAGAATTACTGCAAGTGGTGCTAACTTTCACGTTAATTTTTATAATTTAATTGTAAATGACACTATTGCAAAACAAATTACAAATGAAATTTTGAAATCGGGTCAAGTATATGATTGTATTGATATGTCTGTATATAGAACTGGTTTACGATTACTTGGATCTAAAAAATCAGAAAAATTAGCAAAACAAAAAGATGGAGATATCGATTCGGTGTATCAGATTTATGATATTGAGGCTAAAAAATTTGTCGAGTTATATGAAACTAAATACGAAGATTTTTTGAAAACTATAGTAAAAAGAAAAAAGGATATCGTTTTAACTAAATTAAAAAATGGTTCTAAAATTGAAGAAAAGCAAATACCTATAAAAGGTATTAACAATGTTAAAATGGAGTCTGAATTAGGTTTGTTTTTGAATAAACTCAAAAATGAAAATAGTTGTTTTTCTAATTTTGATGTAGGAATTCAAAGAATTTATGCAAAACAAAATAAAACTGGTATTTTTTGTTATTATATTTCAATTAATGGTAAATATTGTCCTTTTAAAGAAAGAGAACATTCTAGACCAAGTAGTCCTATATATTTTGAATTAAATATTAATGGTGTTACTATGAAATGTTATGATCAAGAATGTTTAAGAAGACATTTTCCAGAAAGATCTATTCCATTACCTGAAAAATTTGATATGGATTATCCAGAAATTTATATGAGTATGACTACAAAGTATTGGAGATCTGAAATTACGTTGACAGATGAAATAAAATCTCATTTAGAAGAAAGTTTAACTGGCTCACATTATCAAATTGCAAAAGCTGTTTTTCACATTTATAAAGATCGTTTTCGTATTGATGATATTAAAAATACAGAATGGTATGAATTTGGTGGTGTAAGATGGAAGAAAAGTCATTTAATGAATATTCTTATTTCAGAAGAATTACCAAAATATTATAGAAGTATCAAGATTAGTGATACTTCATCACAAACAAATAATTTACAAGATTTTTTAGTAAATACTGAAAAGGTTGATGCTAATATGCGAAATCAAATGGTCGATAATATTATTTCTAAATTGGAAAATGTAAGTTTTAAAAGCAATATTATTTCACAGCTGGTGTATTTGTTTAAAACATATGATAATGATTTTTATACAAATTTGGATTCTACACCTTGTTTGGTAGGATTTAAAAATGGTATATATGATTTTGATAAAGGTCAATTTAGAGAAGGTAAACAAAATGATTACATTACTTTTTCAACAGGATATGATTTTATTGAATACAATAAAAATTGTTCTCATACTCAAGATATTTATAAATTTCTTGGTCAAATCATTCCAAATCAGCGTGTTTTAGAATATACATTAAAAGTTTTGGGTAAATCATTGATTGGTGTCCCAGATGAGAGATTTTATATTTGGACAGGATTGTCTGGTGCGAACGGAAAGTCGACTCTTGTGAATTTTTTGGAACATACATTAGGTGATTATATTACATCGGTTGATGTATCTTTATTAACAAACAAGCGAGGTAGTTCTAGTAATGCATCACCGGATGTAGTACGATTAAGAGGTAAAAGAATTTTTACATTTCAAGAACCGGAACACGATGATAAACTTAGAACGGGTATCCTAAAGCAATATACTGGTGGTGATACAATTATTGCAAGAGAATTATTTAAAGCACCTGTTTCATTTAAATTACAAGGAACTATGATTATGTGTTGTAATGATCTACCTTCTGTATCTTCTATTGATGGTGGTACTTGGCGGCGTATTAGAGTAGTAGAGTTCAAATCGAGATTTTGTGATAATCCTGTAAAGTCTAATGAATTCAAGATTGACCCAAGTATTAAATATAAAATCAAAATGTGGAGACCATATTTTATGAGTATTCTTATTCATTGGTATAATAGATTTTTAGACGAAGGTATGAATGAACCAGATGAAGTTAAAAAGGCAACTGCTAAATACAAGGTTGATAATGATAAATTCAATGAATTCTTTGATCAAATATTGGAAGAAGACAATAGTTCATTTGAAACAAATAAAAATGTTTATAGTCACTTTTCTACTTGGTGGTCTAATAATTATCCAAATTCTAGAGTACCAGAACTAAAAGATCTTAGACGTGCTATGAAAATCAAATATGGAAACGAAAAGGAAGAAATCATTAATGGATGTATGAATTATGGTTTCACTGTCAAAATAAAATCTCAAATGAGGAATGAAATTGAAGACTATGCCGATGAAGATATTTAAAATTGTTATTAAAAACTGAATTTTAAAATAAATTAAATATAATATATTACAAATGAATAATAACAGTGTAAAAGAAATTCTTGAAAGTAAAAAATATGAAATAATTGCATCAATATTACAAGATTTTTATATAGATAATAATTCTAATTATTTAGAAATAGAATTCTTGAAAAAACAATTACATAAAAAATCAAATGCACAATGTAAATTGTAAATTACATAAAAAATCAAATGCGCAATGTAAATTGTAAATTACATAAAAAAATCAAATGCACAATGTAAATTGTAAATTACATAAAAAAATCAAATGCACAATGTAAATTACGACGAATTTGTTACGATATCATATTATATATAATAAAAAATGAAAATAATACAAGAATTATTATTAATAATATGATATCGTATTTATCTAAAAAAGGTTATGTTATACGTAAAGATACTATTTCAAATGAAGAAATTGTTATTTTAAAAAAAGAATTAAGAGCAACACCTTTACAAAATGATAAATACACTACGTTTAATCAAAAAGATACTTCTTTTCCAATTTATATAGAAACAAAAAACAAGTTGTATATACCTAAAGTTTACGGTATTAAAAAATATGGATTCCCTGAAAAAAAGATGTTGAATTATATTGGTAAAAAATGGGATACTGATATAGAGTTTAAAGGAAAACTTTTTCCTATTCAAGAAGAAGCCGTACAAGCTTTGTTAAATGAATTAAAAAATGGAAGCAGTGGAGGTATATTGTCTCTGGCGACAGGTCTGGGTAAATGCATGAAAAAAAATACTCCTATTTTAATGTTTGACGGTTCAATTAAAATGGTACAAGATGTTCAAGAAGGAGATTTACTTATGGGAGATGATAGTAATCCAAGAACTGTTTTATCATTAGCAAGAGGAGTTGATGAAATGTATGATATTATTCCTAACAAGGGTGAAAAATATACTGTAAATAAAGAACATATACTTTGTCTAAAGAATACAAAGAAAAAACCATGGGTTGAAATAAGAATGGCGAATGGAATAAAAAGATTTGATGTAAAATGGTGGCAGAATAATAAGGAAAACAGTAAAGTATGTAATTCCATAAATGAAGCAAATGAATTCATTGAAAATATTAAAAAAGTACATCAAGATATTGTAGAAATAAGTGTCAAAGATTATTTAACACAGAATAAAAATTTTAAACATCATTTTAAAGGTTATCGTGTTGCAATTGATTTTCCAGAAAAAGAAGTTGCTATCGATCCATATTTAATTGGATATTGGTTAGGTGATGGTACTTCTAATGGTTCTCAAATAACAAGTCAAGATTCAACAGTTCTTCATTATTTTGCAAATAATTTACCAAAATATAATTTATATTTGACAAAGATTAAAGATAAATACGGATATGGAATATCCGGATATTCTGGTAAAGTCGATTCTAATATATTTTTATCAACTTTAAAAAATTTGAATTTGAGAAATAATAAACACATTCCAGATATTTACAAAATAAATTCTAGAAAAAATAGATTAAAACTTCTTGCAGGATTAATAGATAGCGATGGGAGTTTATGTATTGATAAATGTAATTTTGATATTGTGCAAAAATCAGAAAAAATGATTGATGATATTATATATTTGTGTAGATCCTTGGGTTTTAGTTGTTATAAAAGTAAACAAAAGAAAGGATGTTGGTATAAAAATAAATATGTAGAAAACGATTATTATAGAATCGTTATATCAGGAAATACAAATGAAATTCCAACATTAATTCCAAGAAAAGTGGCCAATGTGAGAAAACAAGTAAAGGATGTTTTAGTAACAGGTATTAAAGTGCAACACGTTGGAAGGGATAAATATTATGGTTTTACATTAGATGGAAATAATAGATATGTAATAGGTGATTTTACAGTAACTCATAATACGATTTCAGCGTTAAATGTTTTATCTTGTTTAAAAGGTAAAACTATTATTGTTGTTAATAAAATTCCATTAATGAATCAGTGGGAAACAGAAATTAAACAATTTTTACCAGATGCAAGTATTGGATTTATTCAAGGGCAGAAAAATGTATCTGTTGAAAATAAAGATATTGTTATTGCAATGTTACAAAGTTTAGCTAAAGTCGAATACCCAGATTCATTATTTGAAGAATTTAATACAGTTGTATTTGATGAAACACATAATATGTCGAGTAAAGTATTTTCACAAGTACTTGCGAGATTGTGTTGCGAATACACTATTGGTTTATCAGCGACACCTAAAAGAAGTGACGGATGTGAATATGTTTTTAAATATCATATTGGTGATATAGTGTATCAATCTTCTTCAAAGCGTAAAGGATTGCATCCTATAATTCAAACTATTCAAGTTAATAGTAAAGAATATAAAGAAATTAGTATATTGAATAAATTTACTGGGCAAAATCAAATTCAATTTACTAGTATGTTGTCTGAATTGATGATATGGAAAAAAGAAATCGTTTAATAATCGAGATAACTAAAAATTTGGTTAAAGTGGATAATCGTAGAATATTAATTTTAAGTGATAGAAGACAACACGTTATTGCGTTAAAAACATCATTAGATAATGATCAAGATGTTACTTTTACAAGTGGATTATTTTTAGGTCAGATGAAACAGGTTGAATTAGAACGTAGTAAAAGTAGTCAAGTTATATTGGCTACATTTAGTGCATTTGGCGAAGGTGTATCTGAAAAAGATTTAGATACATTAATTCTTATTACACCTAAAAAATTTATTGGTCATTTAAAAAATACTACAAAAAATGAAAGTGGTAAATTGGAACAAATTGTAGGGCGAATTTTTCGTAAAGATCATTTGGATAAGCACCCATTGATTATTGATCTACAAGACAACTTTTCTGTATATAAATCACAATCTGCTCAAAGAAATACTTTTTATAAACAGCATTTTAATAATGCAGTAATTGAAACACAAACTGTAAACTTGGATGATTTTTCATTAGATAATATATCTATAAAATCTATAATTAATAAGAAAAAAAAACAAAATTTAATAACAGATGACCAGCTTGAACAAAATGCAAAAGATCTTTTAAAACATTGTGTTATAGAAGACTAATTTATAAATTTAAAATTAATTTAAGCAGACCATTCTTGATAAGTTTCGTATCCTTGTTTCATATCAGAACTTGATTCTACTTTAGACATGTCATAATTTCTCATAGGATAACATGCAGCTGGTTCAGAAACTTGCGTTTTTGGAGCAGCAATCGCAGGAGCAGGAGCAGGAGCAGGTGCAGGTGCAGGAGCAGGTGCAGGAGCAGGTGTAGAAGCAAGATTAGGAGCGGGAGCAGGAGTAGGAGCTGGAGCAACTATAGATTGTACGGCAACATTAGCTGCGGCTTGTACAGCTTCTTGAGCAGCTGCAGCTGGTTGAGTTGCTTGACTAGCCAAAGCTTGAATAGCTTTAACACCTTCTGCTGTTTGTGAAGCAGATACAGCAATATCTGCAACTGGTTTGATATCGCTAATAGGGACAGCTACAGGAGAAGCTGCTGCTTGTGCCAAAGCTTGAACAGCTTGAACACCTTGATCAACTGGTGTAACTGTTGTATTTTCTAAAAATTCCCAAAGTTGTTGTTTATTAGCAGCATTGACACTTACCATAAAGGCTATTGCGATTAATATGGAAATAGATGGACTTACGTTAGCAGTCCAAAGAACCATTGCGAATACGAATAATCTAAAATATTGATTATTAAACAACTCCAAAACTACAGGTGGAAGAGTTGGTGCAAGTTTAGCTGCATATAAAACCAACAAAAAGTGAGCTATTGCGCTTACATAATTGACCCTTGTAATACGTGTTAGTGCATTATCAACTTTACTATCAAATTGTTTAAGATATTCCATTTTAAAAAACCTGTTATATTATAATGAAATAAAATAATTTTTTATATTATTTATTTTAAAAATTTACATATTAATTTATAATTTTTAATTTTATAAATGTTTTTATTTAAACTATCTTGTTTAAAATCTAAAAATTCATTTATATATTTTTTTAGCAGTTTTATATCTGGATAACTAATATTTATTATTTGTGTATCTTTATGTATTATAGGAAGTCCATTCTTTATTATATAATATGGTCCCTGTTTAATATGAAAGATATACATATAAAATCCTAAAATATCCATATATTTACTTGTTCTTTTTATTATATAACAAATATCCTTGAAAAAATTTATAATATCATAATTTATAACATATTTTTTATCAATTATAGAATGTAAAATTATTTTATATAGTTCATTATCACCAGATATTTTTTCTATAAAAAGATCTTTTTCAATTGAAAATTTTTTAGGTACTTTTATATTAAAAATATTACATACATTTATTGTATCAAATGGATTTAACCATTTTAATATTTCATATATTACATCATTTGGTAAACTCATTTAAATATGTTTATAATTTTTTTTTTTATAATAGTTGTTATTTATAATTAATGCAACCACAAATGCAACCACAAATGCAACCACAAATGCAACCACAAATGCAACCACAAATGCAACCACAAATGCAAACTCAAATGCGATTTAACGATATAATAAATACAGATGATTATGAATTTACATTTCCGTTTTATTATTGCCCAAATTATTTTTTTTACTTAAACTTTTTTTAAAAGTTTATTGTAATATAATGTCTAATTCGTCATATAATTTTAAAGATAATTTAGCCATTCAAAATAATAGGTATTTAAAATGGTTAGACAAAACTGGTACTTCTAGGGCTAATATTGTTGTATTAGATAATAATAATGATTTAAAAATAAATGGTGGTTTAGGAGATATATATATAAATTCTACAAATGGTAATTCTGTAACGTTATTAAATGTAAATGGGAATAGCGGGGATGTTGTGATTGGAACAAAATTAGGCATTGGTTTTAATTCAACTTCAAATATATCAGCAGATATGACAATAAAAAAAGGTGGTTTTATAGGGACAAATTCTACATTAGGTTCTAGGGATGGGTTTATTGGTATTTCGGCGGCTGATTCATTAACAAATGACGTGGGTAGTAGAATAATGTTATATGGAAGTGATTATACAAATGGAAATTCTGGAAAATTAGAATTTTATACCGGGTATAATGGTAATTTTAATGTATATACGGAAAATGATTCTTTAAAATTTCAAATTTTACAAAATGGTACATTTAATTTTATGCCGGATGGAGTTACAAGTAGACTTGTAATAAATGATGTATTGTCAACTGTAACAAATGATGTTATAATATCAAGTACTACAGAGAGTCATAATGCTTCGACTGGTGCATTACAAATTAAAGGTGGTATAGGGATATTGGGTAATTTATATGTAGATGGGACAATAAGTCTTAATAGTGCAACGGGTAATATTAATTTTGACAGTACTCAATTGTCTACTAGTTATACTACAGGTGCTATATTTTTAAGTGGTGGTTTGGGTATTTCAACTACAGTTAATGCATCTAGTCATACATCTGGTGGTGCTTTAAGTATAGCGGGAGGAGCAGCTATAGGGAAAAATGTATATATAGGAGGTAAATTATATGTAATGGATACATCTATTCCTACGAGTTCACAAACGGGTAGTGTTGTTTTATATGGTGGTGTGGGTGTAAATGGATCTGTTTATTTAAGAACTAATGATTCATCTCAAATAAAATTGGCACCGATGACAGATGGAAATGAAACAAGTATTACATTTTATTCAAAAAATAATTTTACACAAACATCAGGATCGGGATCTTTATGGAAATTTGGTCAAAATGTCAATTCAGTTGGCTCTGGTAACTTCTCAATAAATAATTCAGTTTTTGGTGATGCAATAACTATATTATACAATGGTCAAACTACTATAAAGGGAAATACAATTATAAGTAATACTGAAAATGCAACAAATGAAAATAATGGTGGTGCATTAACAGTATCGGGTGGTGCAAGTTTTAAAAAGGATGTTTTTATAGGTGGTACTGTTACTTTTGGTGGTGGTACTGTATTGGGTGGTGGTGGTAATGGTAGCGGTGGTAGTTCAAATGAATTTTCGAATTTGTCACTTTCTGGTACAGATCAATCTTTGAATTATAGTAGTGGTACTTTAATTGTAAATGGTGGTATAACTATAAAATGTAGTGCAAATGCAACAAGTATTACTAATGGTGGAAGTTTTTTGGTGGCTGGTGGTGCAAGTATTGGTAAAAATTTATATATAGGTGGCCCAAGTTTACAAATACCATACGGTACAACAAATGATAGACCGTCTGCTGCACAAACTGGTTTTATTAGATTTAATACAACTAATAATGAATTTGAAGGGTACAATAGTTCAACTTGGGGTTCTTTGGGTGGAGGTGTAGTTGACAGAGGGCAGACTACAAAAATTTTAGCAGAGTTTTCGTCTGGATCAGATGATAGAAATTTGCGTTTTATAACAAATAGCATTGAAAGAATGAGAATTAATAGTGCTGGTAATATAGGTATAGGTACATCTTCACCGGGTTATATTGTTGATATATTAGGTAATAGTCGGGTACGAGGTAAGTTTATAACGTCCGATGGCCTCGAATCATCAAACAATTCAAATACATTAGGTAGTATATTTACAACGAATGGTAATGTAGGTATTGGTATATCTTCACCAGCTTATAAATTGGATGTAAATGGGTCTGCTCATATAAGCGCTGATTTAATAGTAAACGGTAATATATCTGGTGGTGATCAATCGTCAAGTACATTTTCGTATTTGACACTTACATCAACAGACGAATCTATAAATTTATCCACTGGGTCTTTAGTTACATTTGGCGGTGTTACCATACAATGTGATACAAATGCTACATCTATAACAAACGGGGGTAGTTTTCTATCATCTGGTGGTATGAGTATAGTTAAGAGTGCATATATAGGTGGAAATTTATCTGTTGGTCAACGAGTATCAGGTAATAACTTGTACATAGCGTCTACTACAAATGCGTCGGGAGTGGGGACAGGGGGTAGTATTACAGTATTAGGTGGAGCAAGTTTTTCAAAGGATGTTTTTGTGGGAGGTACAATTACAAGTTCATCTGATATTAGATTAAAAGAAAATATAAAGCCTTTTAAAAATATAAATGAATCGTATTTGGATAAAGTAGATAGTATAAGGACTATCAAGTACAATTATATAAATGACACGTCTCTTACTAAACATATTGGGTTTATTGCGCAAGATTTTGAATCTGTATGCCCTGAATTACTAAGACGTCCTGATGAAAGTGGTTATTATACATTTGATTACCAAAAAATGACGGTAGTTTTATTAGAATGTATAAAAGAATTAAAAAGACAAATACACGAAATAACCAAGAAATAACCAAGAAATAACCAAAAATTAATTTATTTGTATTATAATATAATACTAATGCAAAGTCAAGATAGATCGTTTACAACAGATGGTATTTTTAACAAATGTGGAAGACGTATGAATAATAGTAGCGGTGGTAGATATATTAGCACTACACCTGCTTCTGCTGCAAAAAAGGCATTTTCGCAATATTGTAGAGCTCACCCAAAAAGTTCAAAAGTATTAATAATTCACGTTAGAGAAACAACAAGTGGATCTAATCATAAAATTTTTAAATACCGAGTATCTAAAGTAAAAGAAGATTCAACTGTTATGCGTGATAATGTCGAAGTGCATTATAAATACAAGATAAAAATAAAGTCGCTTTAAATTAAATTACATTGATTTTAAATTACATTGATTTTAAATACATTCATTTTAAATTACATTGATTTTAAATTACATTGATTTTAAATTACATTGATTTTAAATTACATTGATTTTAAATACATTCATTTTAAATTACATTGATTTTAAATTACATTGATTTTAAATTACATTGATTTTAAATACATTCATTTTAAATTACATTGATTTTAAATTACATTGATTTTAAATTACATTGATTTTAAATACATTCATTTTAAAATAAACTACGTTGATTTTAAAATTCATAATTTTTTAAAAATTACCACCAAACAAAACTTGAGTTGCACTTCTATATTGTTTCATACCTTGAACGCTTTCGTTTTTAGGGTTATCCATTTGATAAGGTTGTTTACTGGCATCTCGTAAATAATCTACATATTGTTGTATTTGAGATATAACCTTGGGTAATATAGCATCGACTACTATTTTATTTAATCTAGCGACTTCAATTGTATATTTTTGTAATAATTCTCGTCTTTCATCGTCGGACATTGATTCATCTAATAATTTTGGATGCGCGCTGTATTCTAAAAATAAACTTCTCATTATAATCATTAATTCGTTTGTAGATTGATTATCTATGATATATTTTGTTTCTTTGTAAACGTTATATCGTAGTATGTTTTGAATATTTTCAATATTTTTATCAGAAAAAAATAGAAAAGTTAATGGAGTTTCTCCGTATAAATTTTTAAATAAATATCTAGTATTACTTCCAGAAACTTTTTTATCATCAGTTGTTAAATTAAAAGATCCTGGTGATATCATTTTTTCAACTGTTTCACTTGTTAAACGTTGTCCACGTTGTTTTGTTATAGATTGTAAAGTTCTATTATCCAAAGGTTTATCATTACTAGATATTTCAAATATACTTGGGTGGAACACTGTTTTATTTTCCTTATTTTCAAGTTGTTTAATATCCATTATTACTATTACTTATAAAATAAATTTCAAGTAAAATAATTTTCAAGTAATTTATATACAATAATTTTCAAGTAATTTATATACAATAATTTTGATTTACATTTTGATTTACATTTTTATTTGCATTTTGATTATTTATATAAATCTAAGTCTTGTTTTTAAAAAAATTATTATTGTCTAACCACGATTTTATTATACCAAGTGATTGTTTTTTATCTTGGTTTTTTAATTTTATTTGTAAATTATTTTCAAGTGTTTTCAAGATTGAATTTAATTGAATATTTTCACATTGTATATCGTTTTCGCATATTAATTTTATATGTTGTAATAAGAAACTTTGTTTATCTGTTAAAATGTTTAATTCTTTAGGTAAAGATTGTCTTTTAAACACAGATTGAATTTTTGTACGTATTTTTAATCCTATTGCTTGAAATTCATTTTTATCTTTTATATTGTATAAAATTATTATTCTTGCATTTAAATTATCTGTGTCGCTTATATTATTTATTGTATAATCATCTTTAAGTATGATAAAATCTATACCTGTAACTTTGGATATCAAATTTAAAGTTGTAAAATCACTACAAAAATGAAAACTTGGTTTGTTAATTTCATTGATAAAATCTCTTTTATTTTTAATAGTAAATGGATCCCATTCCCCAATGTATTCACCTATACTCTTTTCTACTCTATAATTTTCTATAATTGTAAAAAATTCTGTTAATTCCAATTTATAAATGTATTTTCCAATCATTTTGCGTAATTTCATAGGATTTGTTTTATAACCGGCATTTATTAAAGCTGATTCTATAGATCTATATTTACAATTATCATCAGCTAAACAATTTTTTATACAAAATTTTTTACTCATTAGTTTAGTTTGCCATATATTAGATAAAGGTTCCCATATATAATCAATGTTTTTAATCTTTTTAGGTTTTTCATTAGCATCTATTTCGTTATCATCTATTTCATTATTTTGATCAGTTATTTTATCAGTTATTTTATCAGTCATATTACTATTTTATAAATTTATTTTTTAAATAAAATATCTAATATTATTTCAAGAATTTTGTAAATTTGATAAAATCCTTGAAATAATGTTTCTTTACCGTCAGTGTCTCTTCCGGAATACAAATGTTTAATATTTGGCTTAAAATTCTCCTCTTTTAATAAAATTGAAAACATTGATATCATTGATCCCATAGCTATTTTTTGCCCGGGACACATCCTTTTACCAACTCCAAAAACAAAAAATTTATTTTTTAAAATATCGTATTGGTGAAATGATCCAATTTGATCAAGTGGAATGAAAACTTGGGTGTTTTTTTGTATATTATATTTCACAATACCATTTGGTAACCATCTTTCAAGTATTGGGAAAGGATGTTTTTCATATATAGATTTCAATATCATATCTTTTATATTTGTTTTTTCTGTATTTTCATCTTTTATATTTGTTTTTTCTGTATTGTCATTTGTATTTTTTATAGACACTGCTATATCGGTAAAATTTATAGCTGGTGATATAATAAATGGCTGCAATAACAATGAATAATTTTCAGGATCTTTCCAATCAAATAAATTGGAATATTTTGATTTTTGTAATAATTCAATTGCCCAATTTACAACTTTTTGTTTAATTTTAATGTCTGATTTTCCTTTCATTGCAATTTCTTTACGCCATTCCCAGGATGCATCTGCAACAAAATTCCATTCTACTTGAAAAGGAATTTCAAAAATCCATTCTGTGAAACAAGCAATTGTTAAACGTGCTAATTCAGGGGAATCTATTACAATATTTTTTTCAATGAGTATTTTAGTATTTTTTTCGAAAATTTTAAATAAATTATTATCATCAGGTAATAATTTTACAAATTTTTTAAAATTTTTTATCATTCTTTCCCATTGTAAACCATCAACTGATTCTAATGAAATTATTGGAAGCCAAGCTGGGGTAGCAATCAATTTTTCTATAAAATCACCTTTTACAAATGAATTGTTTAACACGATTCCTGCAAGAATAGGGTCTTTTACCCAAAGTGTATTATAACCTTTTAATGCAGCAATAAAATCTAATAAAAATACACGATTATTATCATAACGTTTTATTTTTTTTATTAATGTACCAATTGTAAAAGTACATATTAAACAAGTTATATAAATGTACATTTACTAAAAATAATTATTAATTTTTAAATAAAAACAAATGATTATTAATTATTTAATTTTTAAATTGGTCATCGTCATCGTCATTTACTAATTTATTGTAACCGATAACCATTTTATCGTAGCAATAATTTTTTAAAGTTTCGACGTCTTTAAATTTTTTGGGATCGACTATTTCTAAAATTTTTACATCAATTGGTTGTCCAATGTTTAATTCCTTGGTATGATAATTTAATAATTTTCTAGTATTAATAACCGACATTATAATTTTATAATTCAATTGGTCAGCTATATGAAATGCACCTGATTTAAATGGAATAAAACTTCCATCTGGGTTGGTTCCAAAATTGCCTTCTGGATATATACCGATATTTGTATCGTTCGCCTTACCAAATGAAACTACCTTTTCAACTAATGATAACTTTTTGTTTGAATTTACAAAAAATGTATTGTTTGTCCATAATAAAAGACCAAAAAATGGATAATAAAACACTTTATCAAGTACAAGTATTGTAAATGGCTTTTTAAAAATAGTTGTAAACCAATGATCGACATGACATTGATGGTTTGCTATTAAAATATATCTTTCATTAGAATTATTTATTTTATCTACATATTCTACAGTATCTTTATCCATTCTAATTTTAGTTTGGGTTAATTTCATGAATAATTTTTGATAAAAGTATAAAATATTATATCTAACTGATTTAGAATTAAAGCAGATACTTAATAAAAATGGAAATATAGCAAATAAACTATAGGTGTATGTTAATAAATTATAAGACATTTATTAATTTAATCTTGTTATTTTTAAATTAAAAATTAATCGAAATTGATTACAAATTACATTACAAATCAACGATTCCTCTTTTACTAGATAGATTAAATCCTTCAGTGATATCTATAACTTCTGTTATTTCTAAAGTAAAGGAATAATCTAAATCATTAAATTCGTATTCTGTACCATCGTGATTTAATATTGAAAATTCTAATTCACTTAATAAATTTAACGGTGTTGTATTAAATACTTTTGGATTACTTAAAAATGAAAATACCATAGTACCCGGTGATTCATCTAATGTAATACGTGCAAAAATATCTTTTACATTACCTGTATTCATCATTGTTGATAACTGTGGACAACATAAAAATGCATAATTCTCACCTTGCAAATTAATTGATCGATTCAACATATTGTTTTTTGTATTGGTTTGTTGACCATTAAATCCGTGTAATAAACTACTTATGTATAAATTATTCCCACCACCAATTTCTGAAAAAGTCGCATATGTATTATTATTATAAAATGTAAAATTATTTTCATCAATGATATCTCTTATTGTAAAAGATTTATTATTGATATCTGTTGATATAATACCACCGACGTCAGTTGAACTGTATAAATAAAAGTCTTGATCATATCCAATAATACCATGAGATCCTTGTGATATTAAAGGATACGAATATGGTATAGTAAATGTATCAGAATTAATTCTAGTTATATTATAACCACCATCTATAATAGGTGTTGTATTTGTTGATGTAATACGAATTAGCTCGTTGTCTATAAAATTATGGGGGAGTTGTGTTTGAACAATCAATAAATTACCACTTGTTTGTCCAGCAGGAATCCCTGTTGTGTTTTGTATACTGGTTATTTTATTAAAACCGTGATTAGGAAATGATAATGAAAAGAGCCCTGTACCTATATAAGCAGATCCGTTTAAAATATTTGTATTGTCATATGTATTTAACAGATTATTTACAATTATAGTGTTTGCATTTGGTGTAGAATATACTGTTAGGGGAACATTTGTTATATTTGGTGTTGTTAAAATATTTTGTATTTTAAAAGTATCACCAACTTGCAATTTATGATTAGGACAAGTCAATGTAACAGTGTTTGTACCTATAATAATATTTGTTATAAATGCTATATGTGTAGTTAAAGGTTTATATCTAGGTATAGTCCCCCCATCTCCTAATACAGTAGTAGATGATTGACCACCATTTGGTAAAGAACCTGGTATTACAAAACTATTTGTTTCATATAAAGAAAATAACGTATACGTATCATTTAAATCGGGTGTTGTTTGAGTATCGTACAAAGTTATAGAGTTTCCAATGTCGGCAAATGTATAGTTGTGATCTGTAAATGTTGTAACCAAAATTGTATTTGCTGAATAATTACTTATATTTTGTATATCTAATGTTTGTGTACCGATTGTAACCTGTCCATTGTTATAACTTTCTAAAACAAGTTTATTATCTGTTTTTACTAGAAAACTAGTTGATGATAATATTTGTGTAATTCTTCTACCGCCATCTATATTCGGTGATGTATTACTGGAAAGTATTGTACACGACGTGCCTATATAATCATACGATTGAGTTAAATTATGTGGGGTTTTTGTAGTGATCACAACTTGATATAAATTTGTAATTGATTTTATATATGTATTAATCAAATCTGAACTGTTTTCTAAAGGATATCCTATATTTTGGGCAACGGTGTTTAGATGTTCACCAAACAAAAATTGAAAAGGTGCAATTTTACCAGTTTTTAAAGTATTTCCACCACCTTGTAATGTTTCGCTTGCCTTTATATTTATTTCAAATCGAAAAGTATTTTCATTAATTACAATTATAGTATGTTTTGTATTTAATGTAGCAGATGGTATACCTGCAATTGTTTTTGCACCAACTAAATAAATACTTTCACCGCTACTATAACCGTGATTAGGTGCATTTACTTCTATAATACCAGTATTTATAGATGTTTGTAAAGAATTATTTGACAATTGAGTTAATATAAGTGATGTAAATGTTACAATATCAGTATCTACATCTAATGAAACTAAAAAATAATGATAATCTCCGCTTTTATCCTTTCTTTTTACAGTTGTTAATTTAGAAGACATTTCGTTTTGTAATGATGTTGATATATAACTTCCTATACGTAATTGAACAAAGTATTCAGGATAAGTTTTTGTTATAGCATTAATTATATCTAAAGTAATATCTTCTTTATTTCTCCAATATATATGATAATTTGATGTATTTATAACAGCATTTGTATTTGGAAATTCCATACTTGCTAATTTGATACTTTTTACATTGTAAAATGTTTTACCTAAAAAAATTTTAAAGAAACTAGGTTTTTCATAAGCAATTTTATCTCTGTCTCTTGAATCTATACTTACATATGTTATAATTTCTTTTGTACTTCTTTTCAAAGATTGTGTTTCACCTGCAAAACTCTTATTACCTACACTTTTTATACTTGGTTCACCAGCTTTCATAAATTTATTTGTCGCCATCAAATTACTATCATCATTATCCTCTGATAAATACATACTTCTTATCGACATTCTATCTAAACTATCTCTTAGACGTTTTTCTTCATTTATACTTTGTTCCTTTTTATAAAATTTTTTGAATTCGTCATTTGAACCAGGTAAAACTTCTGTATCTAATTCCGGTTGTGGAATAAATACATTGCTATATAAAAGATCATTTTCATCTATATCCATTTGAATTATCGTAATAAATTATTATTTTCTTATATACGAATAAGTGTATATTGAATTTAATATACACTTGTATTTAATATACACTTGTATTTACACTTGAATTATTTTTGAGTTTTTAATGAATTTACAAGTAATAATATAAATATAGCAAAAATTAAATACGAAATTAATTCCATTAATTCTTCATTTCTTTTATTATCACTTTCTATATTTAATTGTTTCATTAATATAGATTTGCATTTGTCACAATTTGTAATATGTTTTATATATTTATCACAATCTTCATCACACGTATCGCCTTCAAAATTTTCAATTGTTTTCAACTTTTTATTTGGCAATTGAATTGCTGGCGATTGATTTAATCCTTGTGAACTAATTAATTCCGGTGTTTTTAATGGCGTATTATAAAATAATAAATTATTTTTCTGTTTATCGGGTGCATTGTATTCTGCATTGTATTCTGCATTATATTCTGCATTATTAAATGTCTCTAATAAATTAGTTTGTGGTAAAACAATTGTTTCCTTGTCTGATTTATAATTTGAAAATGTATAAGGATCGTTTTGTTGTACATTATAAGTTGAAGTATTATTAGCCGTTTCTTCCTTTTTACTCTGTATATTACTCTGTATATTACTCTGTATATTACTCTGTATATTACTGTATATAGTATCGTCGTATACCTTGCTAGAGTTTTCAAAATTAGGGAAAACACTTTTAATATATGAATAACTCATCCTTACTATAATATCTTGAAAATAAATTTATCAAATTAAATAATTAGAATTTTAAATCAGAAAATTTTTTCCTTAAATATTAGTATATGATATTTAAAGAGTTTATGTATTTTTTAATCCAACATATTTTAAAAGGTTTAATATTAGCAGGTGTATATTTTGAAATAACAAAAGCCCACGACACAACTCCTGAAAATATTTTATATTTCACATTATTTTATATTTCAATGGTCGCCGGTGCATCACTGACAAACATCGACGCAAATGTTGTAACAAGTGCGTTCTTAACTAAAGCTATATTCACACTTGTAGATGAAAGAATTAAAAAGAAAAAAGAAGAGTAAATATTTCACACTTTGTGTATTTATTTAACAATTTATTTTTAATTTGTATTTTATATTTTATATGTATATAATATAAATGAAAAGTAAAGTTAGAATTCCTGTATCTAAAGGTAAATTGTATGGTTATCACGTTAGTAGTTTGGCCAAGGATAGACGATCTTTATTAAAAAAATTAATAAAAACTAAAGTATCAACTTATTCTCAGATTATAAAAAGATTAAATGTGTTGGCAATTTATAATAAAAAGAGACATCCTGACGTATCTGATAAAATTAGACGAGATATTCGACATTTGCAAATTCATATGGCTAATTATAAAAAAGCCCGATCTAAAAAGGGTCGATCTACAAAAGCCCGATCTACAAAAGCCCGATCTACAAAAGCCCGATCTACAAAAGCCCGATCTACAAAAGCCCGATCTACAAAGGGGCGTGTTTAAAATATATTTTATTTTTGTTCAATGTCAAAGTGTGATGAGAATTTAGATAATGTAGGTGATATTATCCTTTTATATAATATATTCAATACGCCATTAGACCATCCATTGACGATTGAAAAATTGGTATTATAACTAGTATGGTGCAAATGATGTTTATGTGTGTTGATTATTATTCCGTAATTTTGTAAAATTTGAATAAAAAGAGGTATTTCTCTTTTAGTTCTATGAGAAAATCCATGTAATATTTGGGAAAATGTCGCTATCATATTGAAACTATACATAAAAATAAAAATGTTTTTATAATTTTTTGATAACAAACCGTTGTAATAAATATCAAATATTAATGTCATTGTATATGTTGGTATAGATAAATATCTAAGGATCTCGTATTGTCCCACTGGATTATACCATGGAACTTGATCTATAAAACTTCTTGGTTTGTCATGATGGATTTGAAATCCATGTGCTACTTTATCAAATAATGTAGTTACATATTTGTCGTGTACAAGTATTGCACCAGGGTCATTTTTATTGACAAATTTTATTTTTTTTTTATCAAAATATATATGTAACAATCCTGAAAACATATCTGCCGAATAAACACTCCCTAAAATAATAACGAAATCTGATACTTTTTGTAATTTAAAAAAAGTACAAGATGCGCATAATATTGTATTTAATGATAATAGTCCGCCAATATATATATTTTGCATATATAATATACATATAAAATATACTTTTAAAATTACATTGCCCTTACATTGCCCTTACATTGCCCTTACATCGCCCTTACAGCATTTATTTTTTTAGGTGGACGACCTCGCCCCCTAGTCTTTTTTGAATTAATGGTAATATTTTTCAAGATTTCTTCTGTAGTTTCTGTATTTTCTCGAATATCTTTTTCTTTTTGTCTTTCATTCATCGTTTTTAAAATATTATTTATATCAATGTCATCCGGTGCATTCATTTTAGAAGGAAAACGATCATCTGTTGTTTCTGATACATTTTTTGAATTTCTTAATTCAGACGGATTTGGAATATAAATTTGCTGTTGATATTGTTGTGGCTGGTTGTATTGTTGCTGGTATTGTTGCTGGTATTGTTGTTGAGGCTGGTATTGTTGTTGAGGTTGCTGGTATTGTTGTTGAGGTTGATTATTTCCCATTAGCCCTCCGATCAATGATTTTAATGCATTATTGCTATCTAATTTGGTAATCTTTTTTGATATTGTAAACATTGTAGCTGAACTAATTATCATAAATATTAATTTTACTTCAGGTGACATTTGTCCGGCTCCTTTATATTTCTCATATAATTCAGCCATTACTTCATCGTATTCTTGGTTTTCCATTGAATAACCCATGGCTTCACTCCACCCATCCAAGTCAACTCCTAATGGATCAAATTTAGTATTCATCATTTCAATACCTTGTACACCAAGTAACAACATTCGTTTAAAAAATCCAACTGATCTTTCAGTTTGAATTTCATTTCTTACACGTTCATATTCATTCCTGATTTCGTCTAAAGTATTATTCATATCTAAACGTAAAGAACTCCATTTACCTTTAATATTGAGTTTGTTAAATTTATATAAATATTCGCTTTTCTCTTTACGAATGTAGTCATTATTATTTTCTTTATCTACCATTTTTTGTTTATTACGTCTATATTTTGTATCTTGTGTGGATACTGAAATGCTACTACTACTACTACTGCTACGTTTACTTGATTTCGTTCTTGAATGTTGTCTATCAGAAAATTCCTTATCTGAAACAATAGACATTTGTTCAACTGGTTTATTAATTTTTTTCTTATTTGCCATTAATTCTAATTGCGATAAAGATATATCCTCTGATTCTACATCGACGTTTTTATTTTGTTTTTTAGAAATAGATGATTTAGAAAGAGATCTTGTTGATTTCTTAGAACTTGATTTATCACCTATAACTTCACTAAGGGAAACACTTGGTTGTTTAGACGTATTCATTATTATTTTATAACAACAATATAAATGTTGGATTTAAACAAATGTTGGATTTAAACAAATGTTTAGTGTTCAAATTAATTTTAAAATAATATTTAAATTGTTTTTAAATTAAAAAAGTCGTGTATAATTTATTCGCTGCACATTAATAAAAATCTAAGTATACCCAAATCTGCTACAAAGTATTCTAAAATCAAGGGTTTATCATTTGTTAAAAGTACATTCATATTTTCACATAGATGGGAAGCTTTGATAAAATTCATAAGATGACTTAATTTGAACTTTCCTTGTACAATTTTATCATTTGTTTTTTCAAATTTAATAGATTTGATATCTTCACCGTTTTGTTGTAATAACGTTTTTTGGTCTTTATTTAATTTATCATCGATTTCACTTATGGCAGTTTTAAATTCAGCTAAACCATCTTCGCAACTAAATATTAATTGTTTTCCCAAACTTTTAATTTCTACAATCTTACCTTCCAAAAGTTGAATATCTTTAATAATTTGTTGAAATTGAATAGATGGCATATTAATTACGTAATCAAATACCATTTCGGAAACGTTAATGATTTTATCATCTAACGCTAAAAGAGGTATTTTATAATCTTTTACTTTTCCCATAAAAGGATCGGCTAATTCGATCCCTAACTTGTCTTCTTCATTTTTATTCATATACAAGGTAATTGTTTCTCTTCTATTTGCAGTTTTTATAGTTTTGAAAAAAGTATTTGTGTCAATACCTACAACGACAGGTTTTTCACACATATAACTTTCGAATTTATCGGCATTTAATTTAATATATGTCAATGATACTTTTGAAGTATCTAATGTTGAGATTTTGATTCCGTCTTTATTGATTAAAAGGTTTGTTTCTTTTATATATGGTTTAATTACTTCAAAAAGATTTTTGACAATGACACTTTTTAAAGTTTTTATTTCGAAAATTCTCTCAGTCATATTTTATATATGAAAAAAGTATATTTTTAAATAAGATATACTTTTAAAAAATAAAACAATTAAATTAAAAAATTTAAATATCGCCAGTGCAAATTAATTTAAATATACATATCCATATAATCATTGTTTTGTGATTCTTGTTTTAATACTTTATCGACATAATCTCTTGTTATATTAAATGTATTGTCGCATTCTTTTTTTAATATGTCATTTTCAATTAAAATATCATAATTTAATCTGTATACTAATTTTTCAATGTTTTTTCTTAATTGTCTAACACCACTTTCTTGAGTAGTTTTTTTATGAATGATATATTCAATAACTTCTTTATCGATAATTATATTGATATCATTTTTTAAATTTATACTTTTTAAAATTTCAGGTATCATTTTATCTTGACAAATTAAAAGTTTATCATTTAAATTAGGTGGATTTATATAAATAACTTTTAATCTATCTGAAACAATTTTATCAATCTTTGAAATGTCATTAAATGCCAATACAAAAAGTGCTTTTGATAAATCAATATTTATATTGGACAAATAATTATCTTGAAATTTTTCATTTTGTTCTTCATCCAATAAATGTGTCAATACACCAAAAATCTCCGTTGCTTTAGATTCGCTAATTTTATCAATTTCGTCAAAATATATAATAGGATTCATATATTGAGAATTGTTTAGTATTTCCACAATCTTACCAGGTTTTGATCCAATATACGTTTCACTATGTCCAGTTAAAATAGCCGCGTCATTTAATCCGCCAAAATTAATTTGATTAAAAGGCAAGTCTAAAGCTTCGGCTAATGATTTTATGAGCTTTGTCTTGCCTACACCTGCGTTACCGTATAATGCCAAAACGTGGCCTTTACTTTCAGGATTTGTTATTTTTCGCGCAATAAATTCCAAAATTTCTTGTTTAACATCTTCTAATCCATGAATTGATTTATCCAATTTTTGTTTGACATTTTTGAAAAATTCTTTAATTTTTTCAGATGAATCATTTATAGATATATTGAAATCTTTATACTTTCCAAATGGGATTTTACTTATAGTATTTAACCAATTTATTCCTTTTGAATGATCACTACTAGACATTTTCATAACAGAATTATATTTATCCATCACAAATGATTTAGTGCTAATGTCCACATTCATTAAAAGTAATTTGTCTTTTAATTCTGATACGTCATCAATAGTTTTTGCACGTTTGTATTCGCGAATATCATTTTCTATAAATTCTAATTTTCTTTTTAATTTTGAATATTGTTCAGAATTATGTAAATTCGATTCATCTGCAATTTTATTTTTTGCAATTTTATTTTTTGCAAATGTGTTTTTTGCAAAAGTGTCTTTTACCTCAATATCATCTAATGAAATTTTTAGTTTTGGTTTTTTTGAAATTTTTAAAATAAAATCACATGAATCTTCATAAACTCGTTTTTTAGACAAAATCTGTTTTAGTTTTGTTTGATCTTTTTTTTCATTTTTTACTACGTTATCTCGCACTACGTTATCAATGTTTGATTTGTTTGAAAAGTACGTTTTGTCGAAATTACGTGAATTGTTTATTAAATTGTTTAAAAAGGATGAGCAAATGTATATCCAATACATGTCTTCTTTTGTGGGATAAGAAACAGTATTAGAAGTATGAGATTTATTGCATATAAAATATTCTAAATTATATGTTAAAATAATATCACCGACATTATACATTACATCGGATTGCCAATAACCAATATACATTAATTATATAAATATACAAATACAAGATTGTATATTTTTTTCATTTTTTTTAAATTATATAAATTTATAAAAACTAATGAGAAAAATAAATATTTAATGTGGTGATCATTAATGTGGCGATCATTAATGTGGTGACCTGCAACTATCATTTACTTGAAACCCGTAATTGACAAGAAGAGTTGCTATAAAAGGAGCGGTTTCTGGTTTATCAAAAGATACATTGTATGGTAATCCAGCATATCGAGCTATTTTCATAAGCTCATCTTTGCTATCTTTAGATTTGGATGATTTCATAAGTTCTTGGAATGAATATTGTACAGTGTTCTTAAATTTTTCATGATCTCCTTCAAAAAGTGCTATTAAATCTTGCATTGTTATATTTTCACAACCTGGCATTATTGCAGTTTTTGGTTCTATTAATTTAGTATCTTTATAAGGTTTATAATCAGAGCTATAATCACCAAATGATTCCAAGATTCCTCTTCCGGAAAGTATATTCATTCCCAATACATATATTATAGCAATTAGTATTGCTAATTGTAAATCTTTATTACTAAGATAAATCATTAAAGCAATTGCAAATAATTTAAAATATGTATTTTTAAAGATATCTTCTATATACTGTGGAGATTTTGGTGCAATTTGCGCAGCATATAATGCCAATGTGATTTTAACTATTGTCATAATGTATGGATTACTCAATAATTTATTAACGGATGATTCTACCAAGACTTTTGTCTTATTTACGTATTCCATTATTTATATTATACTAAAATAAAAAAAAAATAATAAAAACAAATTCTAAAAAACAAATTGAATTAGTTTAAACTGATATATAATTTTCAAATGTGTCTTTATGGGAACTATACAATATAGTTTAAATAATACTTGTAACGATATTTTTTCAAATCGTAGTATACATTTGAATACAAATATAAAAAGTTTACCCAATCACAATAGTAATTTATACAATGGTAATTTATACAATGGTAATTTATACAATGGTAATTTAAATAATAGTAATTTATACAATGGTAATTTAAAAAGTGGTAATGGTAATTTAAAAAATGGTAATTTAAAAAATGGTAATTTAAAAAATGGTAATTTAAAAAATGGTAATGATAATTTATACAATAAATTTGATAATCATTGTATAGAAACATATGGAAAAAGAACTTGTGTATTATTTTATACAAATAATGAAAAAATACAGATTAGATTATTAGATAGTTATACATATAAATATTTTGAAGATACTGAAATGTATATAATAATACCAGAATTATTAGAGAAATTATATACTGTAGTTGTAGTTGATAAAATTAAAAAAACAAATTCTTACGAAATAACTGCTATTCACATTCCGAACAGGTAAAATCCAAAATCTTTCCATTTAAACTATCTTTGTATCCGTATATGATTAAACCTTTATCGATTTTTAAATGACACGATTTGCATAGGCATACAAGATTAAATAATTCATTTTTATGAAAATATTTGTTGTTTACATATCCATTTTCATCACAATTAGATTGAAAATTGATATGATGTGTTTCCAAGGATTCTTTTGATCCACATACTTCGCATTCACTTATAATTTTTTTTTTATTGTAAACACTTTTCTTTAAAGATACTACACTTGTTTTATTTTTAGTAATTTTATTTCTAATTTCAAATGCTTTATCTATTAAATCAGAATCATCAAGGATATTCTTGGCAATTTCTAAACCATACAAATCACTACCCGATCCGGGATTTAATTTTCTTTCAAAAATTACAACTTCATTTTTTATACTTATACTTAGATGACAAATTTGTAAACAGGGCTCCTTTTTAATTTCGTTTATTTTGGGTAATTCGTGCAAATGCGTTGTAAAGAAAAAGCAGGTTTTATTTTTTATTAATTTCAAGATAGTTGATGCAACAATTCCTTGTGCAGAAAAGTATTCAGTTGTTTTACACAATTCGTCGGCTAAAACCAAAGTATTTTTGCCGGAACATTGTAAAATTCTTTTTAAAGATGCCATTTCAGATGTAAAACTACTTTTACCTGTAAACAAGTTGTCGGTCATATCAACTTGGCTTATCAATGTGTGAAATGGTGAAAAGTGAAAAGATTTACAAGGTACATAATATCCGATTTGCGCTAAAATTATATTTACACCGATAGAACGTAATAATGTGCTCTTACCACAAGAATTTAAACCGTATAATAAAATACCTAAATTATCCTCGTAAATAGAAATATCATTTGTTATATATTCTAAATCTAATCGTTCTACTATAGGATGTCTTATTTCAGTTGCTTTAATAAAACTAATTCTGTTTTCATTTTCAATTTCATTTTCATTTTCATTTTCATTTTCATTTTCATTTTCAATTGTTGGCTTACAATAGTTGTATTTTTGTGAACATTTTAAATTAGATCGAGTTACATCAACAATTTCTATAAATTCTTTTAATTTTGAAAAAATATTATTGTATTTATTATAATACCTTTGCAATTTATTCAAATACTCTTGTTTAACCTTTTTATGTAATAATTCTCTATGATTTACAAGATCATTTGATAGTTTTGTTAAATCTTTTGTAAATAATTTGCAACTATTACTAGTTTGTCTTGTAGTTATATCTTCACTTTCTTTTTTACTCAATGCTTTCAACAAAGTTTGGTATCTAATTTTTGTACATGTAAAATGATATCCTTCTTGATCAGTGCAAGCCAGTTTTATAAACTCTTGTTGTTTATTATTATTGATCTTGTTATCGTATCTTTCCCTTAATGATTCTATATCTCTTTCAAACTTTATAATTTTATCCTCTATTTCATCTAAATTTGGAGTGACTCCTCTATTAAAATAATTTATATAATTCGTGTTCAAATTTATACTTTTCATTTTATTTAAATCAAATATTTTTTTATAATCTTGTATATATTCGTTAAATTCAATAATTGTATTATTTTTTGGTGTAATATTAATCAAATTTTCAATATCCCCTTTATTATTATAGAAATATTCAATTATACCCAATATTTTTATATAATTTGTATGCAATTTTTCAAATTCAAACGGATGCAATTCATCCAAGCCCATTTTACGATGAAATCGTTCAAAGTCGACTAATTGATTTAAACAATTGTCTAAAAAATCTAGATCAAGGGTTTTCATTTCTTCAGTCATAATGTATCTCGAGTTTATTATTTTAGGGTCTTTAAATGGTTGACATAAAAGTTTTTTTAAATATCGTTTACCAATTGTTGTAGTTGTAAAATTAATTACATCAAATACACTATTAAATTTGCTATTTTTTTTTGAATTATTATTTAAAATATTTAATTGTGTCAACGTATTTAATTCTAAAACTAAACATTGACTATCTTCTATTATCGTTGGTAAATTCAAATTCGATATATACTTTAAATCGTGTTTTGCCATAAAATCAAATGTAAACATTAAATTTAAAATACATAGTGGATATTTATCCAATGATAAACTTACAATTGGTTGTAAAAGCCCAAAATTTATATGTTTGTATACTTTTGAAAAATAATCATTTTGAAATGGAATTTTTGAATATGTTTTTAAAATTTCTGTATCTACAGCCTCGATTTTACAATTGTAATTGTAATTAGATGATAATAATTTATACAAAGTATCTTTGTAAGTATCTTTGTAAGTATCTTTGTAAGTATCTTTGTAACTTTCGTTTTTGTAACTTTCGTTTTTGTTATTGTATTTGCAAATAATTTCCCTTGGATTATATTGTAATAATACTCTTCCAATGTCTTCAAAACAATTCTCTATTTGACCATTAAAAAAAGACACATTTGATTCCGACAATTCGATTGTATTAGTCGAATTATTTATACAACACATTGAATACATCATTATTTCCTTGTTTTTTATAGAGAAATCCTGAACAATTTCAATATATAATCCAACTAAATTAAATGTTTGATTACTTGTATAATCTAATGGTTGAAGACACGGTGAATGTATTGCTTTTACACCTCTTTTACAAACTTTGCCTGATTTATTACTTCCATCTTCTAATTGATCAATTAATACAACAGTATAATTATTGTCTAATAAAATTGGAAGATATTTTGATAAATATGATATGTTAAATCCACAAAAGTCAGGGTATGCTCTTGTACTACCTGATTCTAATCTTTTCGCCTTGTTTTTATTAGAATATGCAAAATGAAGAATTTCTGCAATAATATGTGCATTTCCTATTGTTTCATTTTTATTTTCTATTCTATATACTTCATAAAAACTCCCAACTGCGTATAAAATACACGTTTTATCACCGTATTCTTTTATGTACTTTGTATAATATTCAAAATATTCATCTATTATATTAGTCGACATTACTGTTTTAAAATAAATATTTTTAAATTAAACAATACGTTTAAATCGATATTAATTTTGTTTAAAATGATTATTGTGTATATTTTTTTTAATATGTATATTATATACACAAAGTATAAGATGAATAAAAAATACAGTAAAAAAATAAAAAATATAAAACTATCTAATAATGCGATGATAGCGCCATATTGTATGCCAGGGTCAGATACCATTCGATCTGCGATTTCGTTTGTAAATCTAAACATGTTAAATTTTACGTTGGCTTTTTGGAATAATGGTGGGTGGGATTCGGGTGTACCTGACGATTCACTTATTAACGATATAAATAATGCAGGTGGTGAGGCTATAATTTCATTTGGTGGATATGCTGGATGTAATTTTAATCAAGAACCGGCTCTGTTGGGTGGAACAATACAACAAATTGTTGAACGATATATTATACCTATACAAAAATACAATTTTAGATATGCTGATTTCGATATTGAAATGGGAAAGGAATTTGAAACTACAAGTTATACATTAAGAAATTCTGCTATATTTTTACTACAACAAAAATACCCATTTCTTAAAGTATCATTTACTATCCCGGCTGATGCGTCCGGATTTCATTGTCAAAATATGTTGATTGATGCAGTTAATAAAGGTGTTCAAATTGACACAGTTCGATTAATGTTGATGGATTTTGGACAAAGTCTAAATATGGTAGAAACATGTATATCTGGATTGAAAAATTCAAAAGTTCAATTGAATAGTATAGGATTATCTAATGTTAATATTGGATTTATACCATTATTACTATTAGATGATCAACAAATAAATACATATACTTTAAATGATCACAAGAAAATTCTAAGTTTAATAAAAACGCAAGGTTTGGATTATGTTACTTGTTTTAGTTATTGGGAATTAGCTCTTGATAAAACGCAAAATTTTGAATTTTTAAAAGCATATGTTAACTTTACTACAATCCAGCAGCCTGTACCTACACCCGCCCCAACTCCGACACCCGCCCCAACTCCAACTCCAACTCCAACTCCAACTCCAACTCCAACTCCAACTCCAACTCCAACTCCAACTCCAACTCCAACTCCAACTCCAACTCCAACTCCAAATTGGGCACCTAACAAATCATATATGATTAATCAATTAGTTGCTTATAATAATGTTGTATATAAATGTTTACAGGCTCATGTATCTATTGTAACTTGGGAACCTGTAAATACACCAGCATTGTGGACCCCTGTACCAACACCCGTACCTACCCCCGTACCTACTCCTGTACCTACACCCGTACCTACCCCCGTACCAACTCCAAACCCCGACAAACCAATAAAATGTTGTTGTACTATTTTATAATATAATATTTACCATTTGTGACTTTTATAAGTTTCAATTAATTTATTCTCAAATTCTTCTGTAAAACCCTTGTAATCACAAATAGGGCCATTTACAAAAGCATTTCTAACAGATTGTTTTAAATCTTTTAAAATACCAAGATTGTTTGCAAAATAAACTGCTCGATCAATGTATTGTTGTTGTGAATTAGTAACGTATTCGTGCAACCCACAGTTTTTCATAAGAGAAGATGTAACATTTTGAGAATGATAATGACGTACGTTATCAAATAGTGTAAGAACTGGTACACCCATCATTAAACTTTCACAACTAGTTGTTGTACCAGAATATGGAAATGTATCAACTGAAATATCCATTTTATTATAATCGGGTAAATGTTCTCCGTATGTATCAGAATAAGGTAAAATAATTACTCTATCTAAAACTGATTTATTTTTAAACGTATCTAAAAATTGCTTTTTCAATTTAGGTGTTAAAAATTCTTTGGTTTTAATCATAAATCTAGCAGTTGGTGCCGCTATCAAAATTTTCTCCCAAACTCCAATAACCATTTCGTTTATTTTATTATATCTATTAAATGTACCAAATGTAATATACCCATTCTTTACACAAGGTTGTTCTGTAATTTCAGGAATGTTATCAATTCCCATACTTGGTGTATAAGCCAAGAAGCATCTATCCATAAAGATGAATTTTTCTTGATAATATTTTTGAGATTTAATACTATCACAATGTCTATCCGTAATACGATAATCCATTGATTTAATACCACTTGAATTAGGATATCCACAATAACTAATTTGGATAGGTGCTGGTTTTAATACAAATGTATCTAATCTATTATCACCAGTGTGTGCTGATAAATCAAATAGTATATCAATGTTGTCACTTTGAATCATTGTTTTAAAATCTTCACTTGACATATTCTTTACAACTCGCCATTTGCATTTTGGAAACATACTTTCTAATTTTACAATTTTTACAGAATAACAAGTAACATCAAATAAATCATAATTGATATGGTTTAAAATGCTGTGTAAAAAGTAAGCAACTGGATGACAAATAAAATCACCAGAAACAAAACCAATATTTAATTTAGTACCCCTTTTTACAATATCCTGCTTTGAATCCGATGACATAATCTCTTGTTTGATTTTATAATTAGGACAAGATACCTTGTAATCATCTACAACCAAAGGATATATCTTGTTAATTGCTTTATGAATACGAGCAATGTACATTGGATCTTCTATTAAATGTGATATATAATTTGAATCCAACAATTTATTTTGATATGCAAGAGATAATCGTGGTTTGTATTTTAAAGCTTTGTTATAACTATCAATTGCACCAATAAAATCACATTCGTAACATCTTGCTAAACCCATATTCATATACATACTTGCAATCAACATATCTTTATCCACTGAAATATGAGCCTTTGTATAATTTTCAATACCCTTTGTATAATGCTCAATTGCTTTATCCGTAATACGTAATTCAGTATAAATTACACCAATTTGATTATTAATATCTGGGTCCAAGGGGTTCATATCGTATGCTATATTAAAGTAATAAAGTGCAGTATCACGGTCTTGGACTGTAAAATAAATCCCACCTAACCCATTTAAACATTTTACTTTAAATTGTTTTAGCCCAAAAATAGTATTTTCATCTTTTTGATTTGCTAAAAGTAAATCAATTATACCTATCGCCATTTTATAATGATATATACTGCTTTCTAATTTGTTGGCTCTATGGTACATAAATCCAAAATTATAATGCAATTGATAATCACACGGATCTATTACCAAAACTTGATTTAGTAAAGTAATATTCTCTTCTACGTTTGGACTAAAAATAGTTAAATATAAAAATACCAATTTAAATAATTCCATTGCTGCTCTATGAAAAGGCTCTAATGATAACACTTTTCTAGAATGTGCAATTGCTATATACAATGTATTTTTATCATTTTCAGAAAACCCTGGTCTATTCATATGTAGACCTACTGTTCTTACAAGTAATTCTGCACTAATATAATATGTTTGTTTAATCATATCCTTGTGTCTTTGTGTTACATAAGGGTTTATATCATCCAAAAATTTAATCATTTTAGTAGAAATAGAAATGCATTGTATGTATTTTTCATTATCTATTTTTTGTTGTACTAATAAAACTTCTTGGGCTTGATTATATAATTTTTTTAATTTTTCAAATTCTACTAAACATTGATCGATAGAATCAACTTGATCAATCTGGTTTTGAACTGTTGGTGGATTAATTTTTTCAGGAATTGGTATTTCTTTGATTTCTGCAGATGACATTTTAATTATAATACTTGTAAAGTTTTAAATTCGATAATTTTAACGTATTTTGAAATATTTTTTGTTTAAAGCATTTTATTTATTTTTATTAAATAAAATGCGAAATGTGTAAATTTTTTTATTTGTTTATTGTATAAAAAATGGATATCTTTTCCCAAGCACCAAAAGCACCAAAAGCACCCCCACAAGCACAGCCACAAGCATCGCCACAAGCACAGCCAAAAGCACAGCCACAAGCACAGCCACAAGCACAGCCACAAGCACAGCCAAAAGCACAGCCACAAGTACAATCAGTAGATCCTGTACAGCCACAAGCACAGCCAAAAGCACAGCCACAAGTACAGCCACAAGTACAATCAGTAGATCCT